TGGTGCATCTTTGCCAAGACCAGTCCTTTTCAAACCCTCTTCATACTGCTTGTCACGCTCCTCACGGCTCATCTTGTCGTTCTTAACGAGGTCAAGATAGCGCATGGCAACTTTGTTCAAGTCATAGATGTCAAACTGTTCTGCCAAGTTCTGGTAGAAGTCCTCGTCCTCCATTGGACCTTCGTAGTCTTCAGTGGTAACTACGGCAGACCCATCAGGCATTTCCTCAACATCCATGTCTTCAGGCATATCAACGTCGGTAATATCCCCGTCGTTCTTCTTCAAACCCTCGATGAATCGTTGGTAGTCTTGTTCAATAGGCATTGGAGTAGCCATAGTTATCTTCCTTTAATGTGGACTAAGCCACCACGTTTCTTAGTGATATCTGGATTGGTCACATCATATGTGCCTTGATTTCCTGTTGCTGATTTGATTTGCGTAGGATCAAAAACTACAACTGAATCATCTAATATTGCTCCATCAAATCCTTGATCTTGCAATATTTTTTTATGTCTTTCATCATGTGTATTCCATCCAAGTCTAGAACTGTCTTTGGATGCCAAATCCCATGCATCACCAAATTGTTGTTCATTTGCAGGATTTTTTAATCTTATATGTACTGGGTATAAAGATGGAGGCTCATTTACTCCTCTTGCTGAAATAGTTGCATAATCATTTGCAACATTTGGATTTTTAGTTGCCCAAACACCTAATGCATTTTGGGGAACTTTAAATGAATTTATATCTTTGTTGGTGCCATGGTACATAACATCTTTGACTTTACTTGGCTCAAGAAATGCCGCCTTGTTAGCTTCACGCTCTGCCAATGGCAAAACCTTTGTACCTAACTTCTCAGCAATTTTGGCGGCCAACCCACCACCTGAAAACTTTTTGTCTTGCAATTCCATCATCATTGCATCAGGATTGTTTGTAAGGTGTACGCTACCGCCCTTTTTCTTACTTAGCTTTACACCTTGTACATCAGAGCCTTTAGGCGCTACCAATAGCTTTTCATACACATCATGGATTGGACCTTGTTTTGTAGTTTGTATTTGTCCTACAACATCACCAATACCAAACAAGTCGCCATAGCTTTGTGGGCGTAGTGTTGGATTGTCACCCGTCAATGTATTGTGAAGCATGGTTGGGTTGGCATATTCCATACCCAAACCATATTTGTGACCTGCGCCAGACTTTTCAATCGTAGACAAAAATCCAATATCGTTAAGAATGGGGTCACCGCCCACTGGCGTAAACTTACCTTGTTTGACTAAGTTTGATTTAGTTGCACTTCCAACATCTCGCCAATTTGTAGGCAATTGTTCCATTCCACTTACACCACCAGTTGTCATGACTGGTCTGTTAGTTATTGGGTCAATAGCAACACCAACATCATTATGTATTTGTGTATCTATGATTTTGCCAGTCTTAGGGTCAACATATGCGCCAGAATGAAAGTCTGATCGAACCATGTTGTTGGCATCTAAAACCTTTTGAACCAAACCTTGCACTTCTGGATGGTTTTCAGGGTCTAGGAACCATCTATTTGGCATAGGCAATACAGACTGTCTATCAGGCGTTCTAAGCTTGTCTATAAGCGATCCAAGGTTAGGAGCCTCAACTTTGAATAAACCACGAATTGTGTTGGCTAGTTCAGGTGCTTCAGCAAGCATAGCTTCTAGAGCTTTAGAGGCTGAACCTCCACCTGCCATGTGTACCTCTCCACCTTCTTTTTTACCAGTTAATATTTTCATTTGGCGTTGATATTCGCCAATTTCATCAATCAATTGTTGATCAATAGGTTGACGTGGTCCAACCATACCAAATGAACCAAACTCTTGAGATGCTTGTTCTGGAATTGATCTTACTGATTTGACTGTATCTGGAAATGACAATTCATATGGTACGGGGTAAGGAGATGTGCCGAGAAAACTGCCTGGGATGTCATGAGAGTAAGTTGGATGACTAGATAAGGTCAATGGCTGATCTGGTCTCATCTCACCAATGGATGCGCCTGTAACGCCTCTTTCTAGGTTGCGTAAGCTAGGCAAAGTAATTGCATGAGCTATGTCTTGACCTCTAGGTATACCAATCTCTTCGCTCAAAGTTGGCTTCATCATTAACTGATTGAAATGTTTTCTAAGCTTGGGGTCCATTTGCATCTGCATATAAGCATTGCCAATGTCTTCCACTGTTTCAAAGTTGGGTTTTGGACCTTTGGATAATGGACCACCTTTGCGAATTAATTCATTGAGCTTTTCTATTTGTTCTGGTGTCATGCCAGACTTGGCAATAGCATTTAAATTAGCGTCAGCCAAGTGTTGAGCGTAATAATAACTATCTGGCCCCATCATGAAATAGTTACCCAATACTGGGGCGTTATATGCCTGAGAAGCTTCTTTAGCTAAGTTCTGTACTCCTTGTGCGGGGCCAAGTCCAGATGCCCAAAATACATCCCTGCCTTGCCCGTACAAAGGTCCACCATGTTGTGGAGATGGTGACTCTAATTCAATGTCTCCCACTTTATGCAATGTTTGATTAGATACAGTTGGATCACCTTTGATCCCAATCATGACCTTGCCTTTATGCTTTGCTAAATCAACAATATCAGGATCAGGCATGGGAGTATTGACCCTGATATCAATAGGCAAAGACTTTTCACGCAAGAATTGTTTATTAGATTTTCCTACAACACCAGTTGCCTCACCCATTACTTGAGGCGCAATACGTTCAGCAATAGCCTTTATTTCTTCCAAAGTCTTAGGAGCGGCTCTCTCAAGCATTTTTGAAACGCCCCCACCAATACCAAACTTGCGGTCATTAACTTCCATGAACATAGCGTCTGGGTTGTCAGTGAATGAGACGGCTCCACCCTTTTTGTATTGGGGAGTCTCTGGTGGTAAGTTAGGCGGTACTTCTACTGTAGGTGCAACTTCTGGCTCAAGCCCTAAGTTTTTTCTCCATGATTCATGAACGCTTGGATAGTTTTCTTTAAGTCCAGACTCTTCACCATGCTTAACAAGTTCCTCTGGCGTGTAGTAACCAGATGGAATCTTGGGTTCATTACCAAGGGAGCGTAATCTCATCCACTCTTGAAAGCCAGGGATTGGCTGATTTTCCACAACCTTGTGCAAGCCAGTATTATGTAAATCACCCACATCACTCCAGTTACCTGACTTTACAAAGTCTTGCACAAAAGGGAGGTATTGCTCTTTGGGAGAACGATTGCTTTTGCCTTTAATTTGTGTAATGTTTTGTGTCGGTTCACCAAATTGCTCAACATAAATATCATGCATATTTTGATCAAGAAGAGCTTGTTGTCTTGCTCTTTCAGTACCATCCCAAGATTTAACTAACTCACTTTCTTTCTCGGGAGTTAAACCCATTCTGCGTTTAGCTTCATTTTGAATAGCTAATGGATCACCACCTGCTCTTTTAATTTCTTGCCAACCCATTAAACCATTTGGTTTTCCAACTTCAATAGTGGTATGTGGATTACCTTTAGGGTCAACCAATGAGTAAATTTTAGCCCTGCCACTCTTGATGCCTTCCCAACCACCATGACCATAACCAAGACTGCCTGAATCACCAGACTCAGGAATCCAATCAGGATGGCCTTCTGGTGGCTCGTATCCACGAACTGAGTGCCCCATGGCTTGTGACTCGGAGGCGAACTGACCAGGCTTATCCAACTGCACCCACCTCATGCCCTCAGGATACTCTTTGTGGACAGTCATGTCTTCAAGCTTCTTAGCTTGAGCCTCTTGCATCTTCTTGGCTAATGTTAAATCATAGTCAGCAGTCTTACGTACTGCCTGCTCTATGCTAATGTTTTTCAACTCTTCGGGTTTCAAACGCCCAGTAGTTAAATTTTCTTTCAACACATCTAATACGTGATCAAAGCCTAGTCCACTAAATTCTGAGCGATAAGACGCAGGGTTGTTTAGAGCATAAACACGGTCTTCATTTGCAAGCTTCTCAATCCAAGGATTTTCCCGATAAAGAGACTCATTTTCTTTTATGTTTCGTGCTCTTGGAGCATTGATAGCCACATCAGACGCATCTTCCCAAGCTTTCGCTTCTTCCGATTTTCCTAATTGTTCTCCACCAAAAGTTTCACGATGTTGAGGTGCTCGATAACGATTGATACCTACTTGATCGCTTGGAACATGAGCAACGTGCTTTGTACTTAATTCTTTTTCATTCTCAGCTTCAGTTCTTAGTGTATTGGATTCACGTTGAAGGTTTGCTTGTCTTCTAGCGTCTGTTTCGCTTTGTGCTCTTTCAGCAAGACGATCAGCTTTTGCAATGTCTTTACTGTACTTGCTGTTGATTTCATTAATTCGATTGTCAATCATCAATCTAACTGGGTCTTCAGGCGTACCCATTTGATTCTTGACGTAATTAGTTAGATTCTTGTCAATCCAATTTTCCAAAGCAGAATTTTTATGAGTTGAACGAATAGCTTCGTCTACTGCATCTACATTTTCACCTTTTGCTAATCTTTCGGCACGATGATTTTGTAACCACTCCAAATCTGAAACCTGTGGAGCATTTGGATGTTTTAATCCAGACAACCCTTTTTCAACACTACCAGTTAACCAATTACCACCTTTAGGCTTGATCACAAAGTTGGCTGTAGGCGCACCATAGGGAAACATCTGTCCCGATAGGAATCGTTTGTTTAGTTCCTCTCCTGCAATCTTGCCAATCGCTTTAGCGCCCTTTCCTGCCACTTTAGCTAGGTCAGGTGCATAAGGTCCAAAGTCCAATGCAAAGTCCCGTACATCAGGCGCTAGGTTCTGAGTACCACCCAATCCACCTGCGCCAGTAGTCAAGGGCTTTCCATATGACCTATTCTCAAAAAACTTAGCACCAGACTCTAAGGGAAGTAGGTTGGCAAAGTTAAATCCTCTGGGTTTGATTTCTTGGCCATCCACGGTTGGGTGAGCCATGAATTCAAGAGCTTTGGATAAAGCGCCCATGATTGGCTCTTGTGGCGATGCCTTTAGTTCGTCAGCCATAATGACCTCTTGAGAAGGGAATGCCCACATTATGCCTTGGGTTTAGCATCTGGTCTAGTTTACTGAGCATATGGGTTGCCTTTCTTTTTGGCCAGTCCAGAATCAGCGTAGTCGTCCTCGTCATAAGCTTCTGGAGCAGGTCCATCAATGTCTAGCCAACCGCTATCACGTAGATAGCGCAGTGCTTGCGTCATGGAGTCCACATAGTCGTCATGAGCAGACTCAGGAAAGCTACAGACTTGGCTAACCATTCCTTCTGCCCAGTCCTTCACATAACCCTTGTTCTTACTGCTCTCGGGTATCCAGACCCTGCCATGGGCAATGATGTTAGACACGATATTAAGGCGTTGGGTCTTATCTGCTCGGCCAGGGTTATACGCCCTCACAGGCAAATGCGCCCTCTGCAAGTCTTGGATCAGTGATATACCTGCGGCCTTGTCCTCCACCAGAATCAAGTCTACACGTTTCTTTTCCTTTCCCTCACCGTACACTACCTCGAACTCCTCTTTGACCTTAGGGCGCAGATCAGGGTACTGTAAACGGTCTTGCCAACAGTCAATTACCATTACGCTCATTGGACCGTCTGTAGGCTTGAATACACCAAAAGTAATACTTGCTGTTGCGTCGTTGACAGTCTTGTCTGTAAAAGCGCAATCATAAGATTGAATGATGTACTCGAACTTGGGGAACTCTTTGCGGTCTGGCCACAATCTAAACATCGAGCGCTTAATAATACCAAAGTCCTCACTATCATGAATGACGGCAAAGATTTCTTGGTCGCCCAGTTTAGTTCCCTCATAGCTCAGAATCTGTTTCTGGAAGCTTGGAGCGAGGTTGGCTATGTTGGCATATGTTGATGCCTTAGTCACTGCTACGTCGTCTCCATCACGCCCTACAAGCTCAATAATGAGGTCACGGGGTCTGGGAGTCGTGGTCACTATGATCTTTGTTCTTTTGCCGAGACGCACTCCAAACTGGATTTGATCCCATGACTCTCGGTCATAGTCCCATGCGGCTAACTCATCACACCATGCACCATGGAACTGTGGACCACGGAATCGGTTAGGTTCAGATGCAGGAATTCCAATGATCAGACTTTCGTTGACCAAGGTGATCTGGCCAATAGACTTGTTGTAGTCTTTTATTAGCAACTCTGGGATAACTGAGAGCAAGCCTGAGTCACCCTCAAAAATAGTGCCCCTGATGTCAGCGCTTGTAGCTCCTGCCACTAACCAACGGGTCTTTGGCTGACTCCATGCCCACCATCCTATTGTCTCTGCGGCTAGTCTAGTCTTACCTGCTCCACGACCTGCAATTACCGCCCAGATGCTGTACCAATCCCCTGCAGGCTCTATCTGATGGTCATGGGCGCTCGCTAACCAGTTCATACGCCACTGGAATGCGGCTAAGTCCTCTGGGGACAGTTTGGCTAGATGCCCTTGGAGTTCAGGGTTTTCGAGGTGCTCTTTGATCTCATCAAGGAGTTCAAGTTGCATTAGAAACCTGACGTTTCATCTCGACGTTCTTTATTAGGGATGTCACCACTTCTTTGGCCACCACGTCCACCACAAGGGGGTTTTCTTTGTCGCCCATGTGTTTGAGTACGTCACCATACTTAGTGGCTTTAAGCTTACTGGCAACCCATTTACGGGCGTCTATGCGGTTTCTTTGCCACTGGACATAGGCAGAGTCAATCCGCACGTTGCCGTCCTTGTCGGTGATCTGGTAAGGCAATTGGTCAGCAATATCCACGATTTCATCAGCGTGAGTCTCAGCTTGTTCCTCCCGAGCACGTGCGTATTGGTCGGTAAAATCTGGGTACTTTAGTAGCCAATCATAAACAATAGACCGATCAGGCATATTTTCATCTCTTGTGATTTGTCTTAGGCTTTCACCTTCAGATATACGCAAACAGATGATTTTTGCTAGATTTTCACTATAGGTTGTTGGTCTACCCAATTGTTTGGG